GCGGTGGCCACACCATCAATATGAACGGTGACTACCACTATCACGCCGCCACGGACGGCAGTTCGCCCGACGATTTCAGGGCTGCGCTGAAAGAGCATCGTCACGAGGCCGCGAACCAGGTGCGCCAAGCGATCCGCGAAGGCAATCGGGCCAAGCCCGGCAGCAATATGCCGTTCTGACGGGACAAACCTTGACCATCACCCCCTTCAATCCGCCGAACGCGCTGACCCAGCTGCCGCGTGGGAACCTGCTGACCTATTCGAACGACGGGACGGACGCCGCCTGGACCAAGAGCGGCGCCGCCGACAGCGCGTCCGGCTCGACCGACCCCTTCGGCGGCTCGACGGCGCAGACGATGACGGCGGCGGCCGGCGGCGCGTTGCATGCGGACTTCCAGGCCGTCACCGTCCAGGAGCCCGCGCTCGCCTATACCTTCAGCCGCTACGTCAAGGCCGGATCGGTCGGCTATGTCGTCCTGAAGCTCGGCGACACCAGCGGCGCGGTCTTCGCCTACGCGACCCTCAATCTGTCCACCGGCGCGATCACCGGGCTGACGACCTCCGGCGCGGTCGCCAATGTCGCGGCCGAGGAGTTTCCCGAAGGATCGGGCTGGTTCCGGTTCTCGATCGGCCTGCAGGACCCGTCGGTCGATACCTGGGAGTGCACGACCTACGTCTGCAACGCCGCCGGGACGGTGTCATATTCGGCCGCCGGCACCGAAAGCATCCTGATCTGCGGCGCCCAGCTCGAGCCGGGCGGGACGCCGGGCGCCTATGTGGCGACGGCGGCCGCGGCCGATCCCGGCATCTGGGGCGGCGTCGCCGGCTTGCCGGTGCTCCCCTGGCTCCCTGGGCGCTCGCCCAAGGTGACCAAGGCGCCGATGTGGTCGACCGAGGTGATCCGCACCGCCTCGGGCCGCGAGCGGCGCACCAGCTACTGGCCGTCGCCGCTCTGGCAGTTCGAGCACAGCTACGGTGTGCTGCAGCAGGCGCCGAGCGAGGAAGATCTGGCGCTGCTGTGGGAATTCTTCAACGTCGCCCAGGGCCAGTTCGGACCCTTCCTGTTCGTCGACCCGACCGACTGCCAGGTCCCGGCGTCCAGCCCGGCGGCGTTCGGGACCGGCGACGGCTCGACCCTGTCATTCCAGCTGCTGAGGCAGATCAACAGCTTCAGCGAGGCGGTCTATGGCGTCTATGGCCCGACCATCCTCGACAACGGGTCCGCCGCCGGGGCCTATACCATCGGACCGAACGGGGTCGTGACCTTCGCCACCGCCCCGGCCGCCGGCCACGCCCTGACCTGGTCAGGCTACTTCTACTTCGGCTGCCGCTTCCTGCAGGACGACCTGAGCTTCGACCGGGTCGTCAACACCCTGTGGACCGGCAAGAGCCTCAAATTCACCAGTCTGCGGCCCTGATCATGAAGACGCCCATCGATAACGGGATCTCCGGCGCGACGCTGGCGCTGCTCGACAGCGGCGTCGACTTCCAGATGGTCGACTTGTGGGCGATCAAGCTGAATGGCGGCACGACGATCTACTGGCATGGCGCCGGGATCAACACGCCGCTGACCTTCAACGGCCACACCTATCTGGCCGGTCCAGGGATCGATCGCGGCAAGATCACCACCAAGCTCGGGCTGGAAGTCGCGACGCTCGACGTCAATATCTCGGCCACGGTGGATGACCTGATCAATGGTGCGCCGTTGATCCCCTTCGCCCAGGGCCGCGGCTTCGATGGCGCCACGGTGATCCTCTATCGCGGCTTCCTGGCCAACTGGTCCTTTCCCTACACCATCGTCGGGGCGACCATCGCCTTCTCCGGCCGGGTGACGCAGCTGAAGGATATCTCCCGGGCCAAGTTCACGATGACAGTGTCGGCCTGGACGGTCCTGTTGAACGTCAACATGGGCCCGGACGTGTTCCAGGCAGGGTGTCTCAACACGCACTACGACGCCGACTGCGGGCTGACTGCGTCGCCGGTCAGCGGCGTGGTCGCGACCGGGGCGACCAAGACCGCCTTCAACACCAACCTGACCGAGGCCGACGGCTATTTCACCAAGGGGGTGATCACCTTCACCTCGGGCGCCAACGAGGGTGTCAGCCGGGCCGTGCAGGCCTACGCCCACGCTTCGGGTGCGATGTCGGTGGCGTTCCCGCTGCCCTATGCGCCCGCGAGCGGCGACACCTTCACCGCCGCGCGCGGCTGCCTGCTGACCATGGCCGACTGCTCGGCGCAATCGAACCTGATCCACTTCCGCGGCCAGCCGTTCACGCCGCCCGCGATCACGGGGAACGGCGTCTGATGACCGAGGCTGAGGGTAGAGCGGCCGTCGTCGCCGAGGCCATCACATGGCTGCGCACGCCCTATCATCATCGCGCCAAGCTGAAGCGGATCGGCGTCGACTGCGCCCAGCTGGTGCTGGCCATCTATGAGAATGTCGGCCTGGTGCCCCCATTCGACACCGGCGACTATCCGCCAGACTGGCACCTGCACCGCGAGGTCGAGCGCTACCTGGCGATCATCCGCAGGCTCGCCGGCGAGATCACCCGCGACCAGGTTCAACCCGGCGACGTGGTGCTGTTCCGCTTCGGCCGCGCCTTCAGCCATGGCGCCATCGTCACGACGTGGCCGCAGATCGTCCACGCGAGCCGCCCCGACGGCGCGGTGATCCTGGGCGATCTCGATGGCGACGTGGGCCTGAAAGCCCGCGAGCGGATGTATTTTAGCTTTTGGGCCAAGGCCTCGTGATCTCATTTTTGTCCCAAGGCCTACCGCTTCGCTGCTTGAGGCCTTGGGCCCCTGTGTTTTTGTCCCAGGCCCTACCGCTTCGCTACTTGAGGGCCTGGGCCCCTGTCTATGGTGGGCTTCTCCATGGCCGGTAGGACAGCCTCGAACGCGATCACCCGCTACGCCGGCGTCCAGGTCCAGACCTCGTCAATGGGCCTGCAGATCCCGCTCGGCTGGGGCACCTTCCGCTGCGCCTGCAACCTGATGGACTATCTGGACTTCACGTCCAAGGCCCAGAACGGCGGCAAGGGCGGCGGCAAGGGCGGCGGCGCGACAACCGGCTACAGCTATTCCGCCACCATCATCATGGCGGTGTGCGAGGGGCCGATCGACGGCATCGACGTGGTCTATGTCGACGCCAACATCTACACCAACGGCGGCGGCCCGACGAGCGGCCAGGGCATTCCCACGACCGGCGGCGGCCTGAGCGGCCCCCACGGCGCGACCTATGCGCTGAGCCAGGCCAAGCTGAACATGAACACCGGCGACGTCGGCCAGGCGGTCTGGACCTATCTGACCGCCGCCCACCCCGACCACGCCATCGGCTATTCGGGCCTGGCGATCGTCTACGCCTCCAACTACGCCCTCGATGGCGACGCGGCGCCGCCGAACCACAGTTTCGAGGTCATCCGCACCACGGGCTACGGCCCGATCGCGACCTCGTCCGGGGCCTATGACGTCGATCCCTCGCTGGTCGTCGCCGACTTTTTGCAGAACGCGCGCACGGGCGTGCCGCTGTGGCCGTCCAGCGGGCTGCTCGGGTCGATGGCCCAGTATCAGGACTATTGCCTCGCCGCCGGCCTGGTGCTGTCGCCGTTGATCGACCAGGAGCGCAGCGCGTCGGACTTTCTGACCGAGGTGCTGCTGGCCACCAACTCGACCTGCGTCTGGTCGGAAGGCCTGCTGAAGTTCATCCCCTACGGCGACACGCCGCTCACCGGCAACGGCAAGACCTACACCCCGCCGAGCGCGGCGGTCTATGCGCTCGACGACGACTTTGTGCAGGACAGTCCCGGCGCGCCGGTGCTCGAGGTCGACATCGAGGACCAGACCGACGCCTATAACGTCGTCCAGCTCGAATATCTGGACCGCACAAATCAGTACAACATGGCCATCGCCCTGGCCTCGGACGCCGCGAACGTCGACCAATATGGCGAACGCCGGCAGGACCCGACCACGGTCCATGTGATCTGCGATCCCGACGTCGCGGCGATCGCGGCGCAGCTCTACCTGCAGCGAACCCTCTATGTCCGGGCCCAGTACAAATTCAAGCTCGGCTGGATGTATGCGCTGCTGGAGCCGGGCGACCTGGTCGAACTCACCGACCCCGGACTCGGGCTCGATGGTTATCCGGTGCGGATCGTCCAGATCGACGAGGACGAGAAGTACGGCCTGAGCTTCATCTGCGAGGATTATCTGGCCGGCATCGGCAATACGCCGCTGTTCAGCATGCAGACCGGAACCGGCTATCTGGCCAACCAGCTGGTCGACCCGGGCAGTGTCGAGGCCAACCTGCTGCTCTGGTCCGACAGCCCGGCGAACGCGGCCTGGACCAAGACCAACGCCTCGATCACCGCCAATTCCACGACCGACCAGTTCGGCCTGTCGCTGGCATCGACCATCGTCGCGACGGCCGGCGCGGGCGTGCATGGCCTGAGCCAGTCGATCGCCAGCTTCGAAGGATTGAACTACACCTTCCGGGTCTGCCTGCAGAAGGATGTCCGCAAGAACGCCCGGGTCACGCTGGCCGATAGCGGCGCCGTCAACGGCGGCTATATCGAGGTCGATCTCAACGCCGGCGTGATCCTCACGCCCGGCACCGTGCTAGGCTCCGCCTACGTCCTGTCGGCGACCATGGTGGAAAGCCTGGTCAGCGGCATCTGGCTTGTTTCGATCACCGTCGAGGTCCCGACCGCGACCGCCCTCTATGCGACGGTCGATGTGCTGTCCGACGCCGGCGCGCACAGCTGGACCGCGAGCGGCGAGAACGCGCTCTACATCTCGCAGCCGCAACTGGTCCAGGGTGTCGCGATCGGCGACTACGCCGCCACGCAGGGCGCCGTCGCCGGGCCGCTCCTGTTCAACCCGCCGTCGGTGCTGACGGCCGGTCAGCAGGGCGAGGTGTGGGCGGCTGTGTCGGGCGGTCCCTACTGGGGCGGCTGCATCGTCTGGACCAGCGTCGACGGTTCCAGCTACCAGCAGGTGGGCACGATCAACACGCCCGGGCGCTTCGGCGCGGCGACGACCAGCCTTGCGACCGCCACGGACCCGGACACGAGCCACACGCTGGGGGTCGACCTGGGCGCCAGCGGCGGCGAGCTGGCCGGCGCCTCGCTGGCGACCGTCGACAACGGGGGCACCCTGTGCCTGATCGACCAGGAGCTGATCGGCTACGAAGCCGCGACCCTGACCAATCCTGGCCGCTATTCGCTCGGGACCTATATCCGGCGGGGCTTCCAGAATACGCCGATCGCGGCCCACAGCGTTGGCGCGCCGTTCGTGCGGCTTGACGACGCGATCTTCCAGTTTCCCTACCTCGCCCCGACCGCCGGCCAGACGGTCTATGTCAAGTTCCAGAGCGTCAACCTGTGGGGCCGGGCGGCCCAGGACCTGGCCAGCTGCAACCCCTATACGATGACGCCCGCCGCCCTCGGCGCCGCCGCGCCGAGCGGGAGCGCCTGGACGGCTGTCGGCGGCACGCTCTCGAACGCCTCGCAGTCGATCCCCGCGCTGATCATCACCGGCGCGTCGGACAATCCCTCGGCGACCGGCGTGGCGTTTTTCTATCGCGTGTCAGGCGGGATGGCGTGGACATCCGCCGGGCTGCACCCGATCTCCACCACGTCCTACGACATCACCGCCGTCTCCCCGGCGCAAACCTATGACGTCGGCGTGGCATACCAGGTCAACGGGGTGATCGGCTCGATCACCGTGATCGCCACCAACCAGACGGTCGGGAGCGTTTCGGCGCCGGGATCGACGGTTCCGGGCGACGTGATTACGGCGACGCGCACGGGCGGCTCCGGCAGCATCACGCTGCCCGGCGGCTCCTATACCCATGTCGACATCGTCCTGAGCGGCGCCGACGGCGGCTGTTACTATGAATTCATCCACGGCACCACCTATAGCATCCACGACGGCGGCCAGGGCGGCAGCGCGACCTATGCCGGCCTGTCCGTCACGCCGGGCACGACCGTCATTTCCTGGAGCCTGGGCGTGCGCGGAACCAACGAAAGCATTGGCGCCGCGACCGCCGGCGGCGCGTCCACCGTCACCAGCCCCGCGATGACCGCCAACGGCGGCGGCGGCGGGACGAACTCGGCGGCGGGCGCCGGCGGCACGGCCACGGGCGGCACGACCAATACGACCGGCGCCGCTGGGACCATCGCCGTCAACGGCGGCAGCAACGGCCAGATCACCATCACCGCGCGCGCCTGACGCCGTGACCCTCGCGCACGGCGTGCGCGTCTAACCCCGGAGATAATCATGCCGACGACGCCTCCCACGGCGCCCATTGACGCGACCCCGGCGCCCGCGCCCAAACCGCGTTGGGTTCCAATCGAGATCAACAAGCTCTGTCTCTATGGCATCGCCATCGTCGCCGTCGGCGACCTCGTCGCGCTCGGTTGCGGCGTTTCGGTCGCCGACATATCGACCCTGAGCGGCCCAGTGATTGTTGGCCTGTTCGCCATCATCGATCGGGGTGCGTCCAGCAAATGACCGCCGTCATCACCGCCGCGTCCGTCGCCGCTTTCGCGCCGCGTTGCGACGCGGCGACGCTCGCCGGCGTGCTCGCGCCCGAGGCGGCGGCCTGCGAGATCGACACCCCGCTGCGTGTGGCGCACTGGATGGCGCAGATGTTCGTCGAGTGCGAGGGCTTCACCCGGTTCGAGGAGAACCTGGACTACAGCGTCGCCGACATCCTTCGCGTCTGGCCCGGCCGCTTCCTCAGCAAGGCCATCGCCCAACCCTACGCGCACAATCCGCAGGCCCTGGCCAACCTGGTCTATGCCGGGCGCAACGGCAACGGCGGCAGCGGGACCGGCGACGGCTGGCGGTTTCGCGGGCGCGGCTTCCTGATGCGCACCTTTCGCGGGGGGTACGCCCAGGCAAAAGTCTTCACCGGCATCGACCTGCTCGCCGACCCCGATCAGCTCGCGTCCTCGATGGCGGTAGCCGCGTCCGACGCCGCGCATTTCTGGCTGGCCAAGGCCTGCAACGCCCTGGCCGACGCCGACGACGTCGTCGCCGTCACCCGCGCCGTCAACGGCGGCCTGACCGACCTCGCGGCCCGCAAGGCCGCGCTGAAGGCCGCAAAACTGATCTGGGTTTAGCCCTTACATTTTTGTCCCAAGGCCTATCCCCCGGCCTTCGCCGGGGTGCTTGAGGCCTTGGGCCCTGTCTATGGGGTTATCCATGACCGATACCGCCGTCGCGCTATCCGCGTCCAACGCCATCGCCGACCCGACCGCGACCCTGCAGGCCTTCACCCTGCAGGATCTGGCGCAATACACGCCGGAGAAGGCCTTCGCGCCGGACGCCAGCGCCGACGTGGTGCTGTTCTATGTCGGCCGGGACGATGTGCACGACATCCTCAAGCACCTGCTCAGCCGGGTGACCACCAGCCTTTTCCTCAACATGTTCGGCTTTGACGATCCGGAGTTGAACGACATCCTGATGGCCCACACCGTCAACCCCAACATCCTCATGCTGATCACCCTGGACCTCAGCCAGGCCGGCGGGACGCATGAAAAGGCGCTGCTCGCCGCCGACGCGGCGCGGAACCTGGCGGCCTTCAACACCCATTTCGTCATCGGCCAGTCCAAGACCCATTCGATCAGCCACACCAAGGGCTTCGTCGCCGACGGCCGCGTCGCCAGCGAGGGCTCGACCAACTGGTCGACCGACGGCGAGGGAACCTTCATCACCGGCGCCACGGCGGCCGGCGGGGTCGGCTACAAGGCCCAGAACAACACCCTGTCGGTGATCCTCGATCGCAGCACGGTCACCAAGTTCCAGGCCGAGCTGATCATCGAACACCAGATCGCCCAGGCGCAGGCCAAGGCGAGGGCGGCATGAACCTCACCGGCCATGGCCATGTCTATCCCCGCGCCGACGGCTACAAGGCCCGGTGCGGCGGCCCGACCTTTTGCGAGGCGTGCCTGAACGATCTGGCCGCGCTCGAGGGCGCGAACGTCCACGCCCAGACGGCCCTCAAGACCCAATATGCCGACCCTAACCACGTTCTCACCGACCTTCTCGACGGCATGCGCACGCAGCTGCTGATCGTGCTCGTGAACCGCGCGGGCGGCAGAGCCGAGGTCCCAGTATCCGAGATCGACGCCAATGGCGCGTGGCTGATGTCGATGGCCGTCAGCGCCGACCAGAGCGCCTTCATTTTCGAGACCAGGAAGAAAGACTGACCATGCGATCAGCAGCCGACCTAGATGCCGAAGCGTCGCGCCTTGAAGAGGATGCGGCGAGCCTGCGTCGCCAAGCGGGCGCCCAGCGTGAGCGCGACCGGGAGGATGCGCGGAGGAAGGCTGAAGCCATCCCGGTCGACCGTCACGCGGTCGAACTGGCGGGCGGCGGACCCGTGACCGACGATCACCGCGAGCTGAAGCCGAACGGTCAACAGAAAGACTACGTCGTTCTCTCAGAGTCCGAACGGTCCAAGGGCTTCGTGCGACCGTTCCGCGACGCCTATCGCCATCAGGCCTGCGGCAAGATCACGACCATGAGCCGCGAGATCGCGGCGACGTATGCCCGCGACCCCTTCTTCTACAGCGGCACCTTCTGCACCACGTGCGGCGCTCACTTCCCGGTCGGCGAGGATGGCGAGTTCACCTGGTACGAAATGGACGGCCGCGAAGGTCCGAAGGTCGGGACATGACTTCTCAGATCGTCCTCGATGCCAGGCAGCGTCGCCTTCGCGCCACGCGGCCGGACGACAGGCCGTTTTGCAGGCCTGATTGCCAGTGCGCTCGGTACGCCAAGCGCATGCGGGAGATAGCCGAGAAACAGGCTCGCGGAATGCTGATCAGCATTTCGATTCCCGAGCCCGACGCGTCGTGCTGCGGCAGGCGCGGATCGCGGTGATCACCCGCTCGCCTGCTCTCGCCGGCTGCCTCCTGCTCTCAGGCTGCGCCGGCCTCCCGATCGGCGGCCACAGCTACCTCTACGTCGGCGTGGGCGTCGTCCACATCGAGAAACAGGCCGACGCGACCGGCATCCGCTCGGCCTCCCTCGGCCTGGCCGCCGGCTGCGGCCAGGTCACCATCGGCGCTTCGGCGTCGTTCTGCGCGGTGCTGCCGGAACACGGCAGCGTCGCGATCATCGACCGGGCGCACAGCCCCAATGCAAGCCTCACCGTTCAACCCCGTCAACCCTAAGGAGCCTACCATGAAACTTGCCTCGATCGCGGCCCTCGCCGCCCTCGCCATCGGCGCCGTCGCGCTGTCCGGCTGCACCACCCTGACCAGCCATGACGCCGTCAAGGTGCAGGGCGTGGCCATCAACATGAACGCCAACAGCGGCGTCACCGCCGGCCAGTTCAGCGTGACCGTCGACCGCGCGCCGCGCTTCATTCCGCAAGGCCAGACCCAGGATACCGTGACAGCCTGCGGCCAGACCGACAGCCCGGACACCTTCTCCAACCTGAACAGCAAGGCGACGGCGTCGGCGACGTCGGTTGGCTCCGGCACGGGCGTCAGCTCGCCGTCGGTCGCCATCGCCACCGGCGACGAGGCCGCCAACGGCTGCGCCGCCATCCTCGCCGCCGCGGCGACCACGGCCCATCCTGCCGATGTCGTCGCCACCGCGCTGAACCACACGGTGCTGCCGAGCGCCGCGCCGACCAGCATCGTCCGCGACGGCGTCGCGCCCGGCTCGGCCACCACCACGACCGCGACCAAATAGGTCGCGGTCGGCGGCCGGCTTCACGCCAGCGGAGGGCTTCGCATGACGGATAGAGACCGCTGGCGCGTGCCGCCGATGGCCTGGGCGTTGGTCGCGGTGAACGTGATCGCCTTCGTGGTGGTCATGTCCATGGTGCTGACGCAGCCATGACCGATCCCGCCATGGCGCCGCTCGGGCCAGACGACGCGCGTCTGGCCCCGACCTGGCGCGCCGCCTACAGCGACCGCACGGCGCTGCTGATGGCCAGGTTCGCCCAGTACGCCTATGCCCGCCCGGAGGCGATCAACACCATGATCGCGCCGGGCGGCTTTGGGCGCATCGCCGCCCTGACCGCCGACGACATCCAGGTGTTCCTGGCCGACGGGCCGGAGATGGCCATCCTGTCATTCCGCGGTACGGCCGACCTCGCCGACTGGGGCTACGATCTCGACGCCCGGCTGATCCCCATGCCCGGCCGGGATGGGATCGCGGTGCACGCCGGCTTCTGGCAGGCCTACGGCGATATTGCGGCCTGGTGCCGGGCGCGGGTCAACGCCTTGCCGCCGGACCTGGGCCTCTACATCACCGGCCATAGCCTGGGCGGCGCCCTGGCGCAGCTGGCGGCGGCCGACCTCGAGCGCGACACCCTGGCGGCCTGCTACACCTTCGGCAGCCCGCGCGTGGCGACCAAGGCCTTCGACGCCCTGGTCAAGTGTCCTCACTACCGCCTGGTCGACAATTGGGATCTGGTGCCCGGCGTGCCGCCGCCGCTGGCCGGCTTCCGCCATACCGGCGACCCGCGCCTGCTGAAAGGCGCGGCGCCCACCGTCGCCCTGCGGCGCGACCGCAACCTCTGGGCCCGGATCGCCATCGACCTCTGGACCTTCGTCGAGGGCCTGTTCGATCGCGACGTGACCTCGGTCGACGATCACATGATCTGGAACTACCGCGGCCGCCTCGAAACCATCGCCGCCGCGCGAAACGGCCGCGCTCAAGCGACGACCGGAGGGAGCGTCAGCGCCACGAAAAATGGCGGTGCTCCATGACGGCCCGCGGTCGATCGCCTGCGTCCAAGCCGGACCCGTCTGTTGCAAAACCTCGGTCAGCGCGGTCGCGCGGAAAGGACGACGCGGCCATGCTTGAGATTTTGCGCGGCATCCGGAGCGAGCAGGCCGAAATCAAGGGCGCGGCCGTCAAGCACCAGGCTGACGATCAGACCGCGTTTGGCATCCTGGGCGGCGCGCTGACCGAGATCAAGGACGGGCAGGAGGCGCTCAAGTCCCAGTTCACGACCCTGGCCGAGTCCGTCGCCAAGATCACGCCCATCGTTGACGAGCTGAAGGCCGATAAGATCCGCGCGCTTGAGCGCGCAGCCGTGATCCGCGAACTGGCGGTCGAAAAGTCCCGCGCCGACGAGAAGGTCGCGGTCACCAAGGATCGGAACGACGAAAAGCTGAGCCGCTGGCTGACGCCGCTGCTGGCTGCGGCCGTCACCGCCATCCTCGCCCTCGCCGGCGGATGGGCGAACGATCACTTCCACCGCGCGCCCGAGGTTAAGTCGTCGACCACCATAACTTCGACGATCGACAAGCCTCGCTGAAATCCGCGGGTCTTCCCCTCCCGCAGATGACTTGAGCCCTCGGCCAACCCGGCCGGGGGCTTTTTTTATGCGCGGCGCGGCGGTAGCGAGCGATAGCCGCCGACGTAGTCCGCCGGCGGGTCGATCACCACGGTCTTCATGTGGGGCGCGCTATGCCCGCATGCGGGCGTCTGGCAGCGACCGAGCCGGCTGAGGTCGCCGGTCGTGCGATGCGCGCCGAAGATGGCCGCGACCTCGGCCGGGCCATAGACGGTTTCACGCTTGCACGACCAGCACTGGATCTCCAGCGTCCACAGCAGCCCCTCATAGTCGCCGAACGGAACGTGGTCGATCTCCGGACTGATCGAGACGTGAAGGGCGTTGGGATCGCGGGGCATAGGTCCGACCTGAACAAGGCGGGAACATAGGCGCGTGTAGCGGCGCCCTCAACCGCTTCCCTCGCGGCCATTTTCGATTCAGTGTCGCGCACGCCGTGCGCGCTGCCGCTACGCGGCGATATCTACCGGCATTCTTGGGCTGGGTGTATGTCGGTTGCCGCCCCCAGCTACCAACTTACCCCCAACGGCTCTGCGGGCCTGTTCGGCGCGCGCGTCCAGGAACTTCGCGAGGTCGCCGACAAGGTTGATGCGAAAGCCGTTGGGCGCGCCGGCGTCGGGGTGCAGGTCGATGCGGATGATCAGGCCTTGGACGGCGTCGATCAGCGGCCGGGCGTCGGGGTCGGTCCCGGCCGTGGCCAGGGTGGCGTGCAGCTGGTCGATCAGCTGGGCGTAGCGGGCCGGGGCGGAAGGATGCAGGGCGATGGCTGGGCTACCCGCGCCCTCTGCGGCGTCGATCGCCGCCAGCTTGGCCTCGAGGGTCGCGCGTTCCTGTTCGGCGGCGATGGCGCGCTCATAGCCCTTCTGTGTGGCGCGGCCGGCCTCGACATCGTCGCAGTAGCGGTTTTCGATGCGGTGCAGCTCGGCGATCCGCTTCTCGATCGGCGCGCGTTCGCGGCGCTCGGCCGCCGCGGCTTCGGCGTAGGCCGCATGGTAGGCGCGGACATAGAGGGCGGCGGCTTCCGGGCTGGCCAGCTGGGCGCGCAGGCCGGTGAGGACGCGGTCCTCGATGGCGGCGCGGTCGGCCATGTGGCTGTTGTCGCAGACGGCCGCGCCCTTCTCGCGGTTGGCGGCGCAGACCAGGCGGGTCTTGGAATAGCTGGTGTAGCTGGCGGCGCAGCAACCACACTTCAGCAGGCCTGAGAGGACGCCCCTACGCCGCGCGCTGATCTGGCCGGGGTGCAGCTCGCCCTCCACCGCCTTGCGGCCCTGGACGGCGTCCCAGAGGGCCTGGGGCACGATCCGCAGGGGTTCGGCCGGGGTGCGTTTCCACTCGGACGGTGGGTGCATGCGCGGCAGCCGCTTGCCGGTGTCGGGGTCCTTGACCACGGTCATGCGGTTCCAGACCTTCACCCCGGCGTAAAGCTCGGTGTAGAGTACGCCGTTGCCGCGCTTGCGGTTGCCGACGATCTGCACGCCGGTCCAGGCGCCGCCTCGGGTCGACGGGATGGCGCGGGCGTTGAGGTCGCCGGCGATGGCCCGGCCGGTCTCGCCGGCGGCGAAGCGGGCGAAGATTTCCCGCACCACCTGCGCCTCCGCCTCGACGATGGCCGTCGCCCCGCCGGGCGCCGAGCGGTAGCCGTAGAGCCGACTGCCGGTGGCCAGCCCCTGCTCGGCGTTGGCGCGCATGCCGCGCCGGGTCTTCTGGCTAAGGTTGACCAGGTAGAGCTCGTTCATCAGCCCCTTGAAGGTGCTCTCGATCGCGGTGACGTGGTCGGAGGTCAGGGTCGAGATGATCACATGGGCGTAGGTCAGCCGCTTGAAGATGTGGGCGTCGTGCTCGCGGTCGCGGGCCAGGCGGTCGGTGTCTTCCACCAGCACCCGGTCGAATTCGCCGGCCGCCGCGCAGGCCAGCAGCGACAGGATGCCCGGCCGGTTGGCCATGGCCGCGCCGCTGATCGCCGCGTCGGAGAAGCCGGCGACCACGGTCCAGCCGCGCGCCTCGGCGTGGCGGCGGCAGACCGCGAACTGATCCTCGATCGAGCGCTCGTTCTGGCGGTCGTTGCTGTAGCGGGCGTAGAGGGCGACGCGCATCAGGGGCGTTTAGTGGCCAGTTCGCGGGATTGAGGCGGCAGCGATCTGGCCTCTGAACCCACCGGGGATTCCGTTGCGCGGGATTGAAATTCCGCAATGTCGGACTCGCGAAAGTAGCGCCGCCGGTTTATCACCGTGGGCCGCGGAAAGCCGACCCGCTCATCGTGCATCCAGCGCCAGAGCGTCATGTCGCTGATGCCGCCAAACCGTTGACGGACCTGGGTTGCGGTCAGAAATTCAATCATCGGGGTGTTTCCTGCTTTCGGGTAGCGGCATAGTCCTTCCGCGCCTGCCAACGCGCAAGCGCTTCGATCACCCGCACGATGGCGGGGTCGAGGGGCCGCGGCTGAGGGGCTGGCACGGCCATCGTCAGGCGCCGTCAGCCGGTCGGATGTTCATCGGATGCACGATCATCGCGCGACCCGCGCCCTCATAGGCGCAATGGATCATACAGGTGTGCTTGCCCGGGTAGAGGCAGAGGACCTCCCGGCCAGAGTTCGGGCCTTCATGGTCGAGGCGGTAGGTTGTGCCGATCGACGGGCTGACGCCGTATTGGGCGCGGACGTTGTCGTAGCCGTCGTCGGCCAAAGGCGTCTCCACCTTAGATATTTTCACGCCGCGCTCCAGGAACTCGACGAAGGACTCGCTCGACCGGTATTCCCGGAAGGCCTCGAACGCGCGCCAGCGAGCCTTGGACCGCGTCGGGGCGGTGTAGAGGGAGGGTTCGAAGGAATAGACCTCGACGCGGAATATGGGCCAGGGCCTCAGGGTCATCACCGCGCCTCCCGCAGGGCGTGGAGCGCCCGGATGCGCGGCGCGTCGGCCTCGAACTGGGCTATGTGGCCTTCACCCTCGGCGGTCCAGCGCCGGGCTTCGTCGCAGGCTTCGACGTAGGCGAGCCAGAGCGCCGAGCCGTCGTTCTCGCGGGCCTGCCACGCGCGCCACGTGGCGTTGATCTGGTCGCGGAGGGCATGCGGCAGCCGCCGCCAGTGGTTGAGGCACATGAACTGGCCGCGCTTGCGCCGGACGGTGCAGCAGACGGCGTGACAGAGCGGCTCCATCACAGCACCGCCCGCAACTGGCCAAGCAACGCTTGGGCCTCGTCGTTGGTCAAGGTGGCGGCCAGCTCGTTATCCGTCTCCTCGATGATGATCGTGACGCCTTGCGCCCAGACCCCCGGACGGAACTCGAATTGGCCGAGGCGCTCGACGTTCACGCTGACGACCCGGTCTATCTCATTGGTGAAGACGACCATCAGACCATCACCCCGCGCGGGTCGTAATCGCCTTCCCAGCCCTGTGGCATGGAGAAGCCGGCCGCGCGGGCGTGGCCGCCGCCGCCATAGCGGACGGCGATCTCAGAGACGTCCGCGCCGCCGTCTTTCGATCTCAACGAGAAGACGCGCCGCCCGTCGGCGTTATCATAGTAGCAGGCGCCGAAGGGCGCCCCTTCGGCCAGGGTGTTCGCGGCGTCGCTGCTCAGGGTGTAGGGGATGCAGGCGACCTTGACACATTGGCCGCCGATCACCATCGGCCGCGTAGTCATTTTCAGCAGCTCGGCGACGTCCTTGCGGTGCTTGCGCTCGATGGCTTGGCCCTGCGCGGCGATGATCTCGCACGTCAGGGGCGCCTCGAGGTCGCGGGCGATCGCATCCCATGCTTCGAAAGTGTATTCGTGGCTGAACAGGACGGCGGCGATTTCGCGGGTCCATGGCAATTCGAACCGCCAAAGGTCGCGATCCTGAACATGTCGGACGATCGCCGGGGCGCTGCTCAGGAAGGCGTACCGCCAAGCCAGCATCGCGCCGGACCTGTTCATGTCGAACAGTGCCTGGATGTTTTGGCCGGCGCCGCCGGCGAGGCCCTGGTCCTCGTGGCGCGGCTGCCAGTCGATCGCGTCGACCACGAAGTCCGCGAGGTCGGCCTGGGCGCTCTTGTGGTGGTCGAGCACCGCGATGACGGCCGCGCTTTCGGCCATGCGGCGTAGAACTGGCGCCTTATAGCTGAAGTCAACGATCAGCACGCGCTTGCCCATCACGTCCGGCGGCTCGGCGCCATAGACGCCGGGCACGAATTCGACGTCGGGCCAGCGTTTCCAGATCGCCCAGGCGGCGGTGAAGCCGTCCTGGCATGGCGCGTGATAGATGCAGATGTCGGGCTTCATGGTCAGCCTCTCCCTTCCGGAACATTCGGGGTGCTGGCGTCGGCCGATCCCCATTCGGTCTTGATGATGATCCCGGCGCTCACGCGCTTGCGGTGCGCCGCCGGCAGGGTGGCGATCATGGCCTCGATCGCGGCGCCTTGGCGCTCGATCGGCAGCACGCTGATCGCGTAGCTGGCCAGCCGGATCGACAGCTCGATGGGAGTGATGTCCGAGTAGGGAAGCATTTGGCTGAACGTGGCTTCCATGCAGGTGCGCAGCACGTTCTGGGCGACCTGGATGTTGCGTAACTCCGGTTTGCCGTAGAGCGGTTCGCGCGCGGCGGCCTGGATGAGTGACGGCTCGATCTGCCGCTTGGTCGACCGGAAGTACGCGCCGACAGCCTTGATCAGGTCGCGCTGCTGCGAAGACGGCTTCATCACGCCCACCCGATGTATTTGGCTTGCGCGGCGTGGTTGACGGGCGGCCTGAGGTTGGAGCCGATGTCGTGCGGCGGTTGCCAGTTCCAGATGCCTTGGCGGCCGGTCGCTGGGATGGGCTTGGCAAGCGGGCGAAGGTTGTCGATGCGCCATGCGAACCGGCCCACGGCGAAGTTGCCGGCCGCGCGGTCAGCTTCGGTCAGCGACGGCGCGAGTCTCGCGCCTTCGACGCATGCCGTGAGTTCGCCGATGGCGACGATCATGCCGACCGGCACGATCCCGCGCCAGTTCCGGCCGAGCGCGGCCTCGACCAAAGCATGCGGCGCGCCGACGACGTCGATCGTCAGGCCGGCGTGGATGGCGATGGGACCGCGATAGGGCGTCGCCCAATCGCGGGTCTCGTGGCGCTTGACGCCGGCGGCGAACAGCGACGCCCACGGCTGCCAGAGCGTCAGGGCCTTGATGGTTGTGGTCTGGTCGAACAGATCGGTCATGAAAATTCCGGGATTGGATCAAACAAGGATGGGCCGACCGGTGAGCGAGGCCGAAGGCAACGAGCCCACCGGTCGGCCCTAGCGCTTAGGCCGCGAGTTCGGCGTCGATCACGTGCAGGAGCGTGTCGAAGGACCGCGCGTAACTGGCTCGGCGAGCCACCGCCGCCACCTCCACCACCGCCGCCACCTCCGCCGCCGCCACCTCCGCCACCGCCACCTCCGCCACCACCGCCGCCGCCACCACCACCGCCG